AAAGAACTGCTTTGATTGTTTCAAGAGTTTGAATGCTGCTGAGAGAGCAGTTGTTTTACTTGGTGAGGATGAGTATCGTAAATCATTAGATCTTGATAATGATGATGCTTTATGTTGGAAGATCCCAAGTAAGGAATCCACAACATTTGTTGGTTGGAATCCTATGTGTATACCAACAATGGATTACATAGTATGGAAACTAAAACGTCGTGAACAAATTGCGAAAGGAGAAATTCACTAATGGATTATAAAACTGCTGGAGTTGACATTATTAAGGGTCGATCTTTTGTGGAGTATCTAAAGGTATTGGCACCTAAGATTGGTGGTTTTGGTGGAATGGTGGAAATTCCATCGGGATATGAGAATCCTGTATTAGTATCTGGTGCTGATGGTGTAGGCACTAAAATGAATATCTGTAGGATTGCTGATGATTACAACACCATTGGGCAGGATCTTGTTGCTATGTGCGTCAATGACGTTATATGTTCTGGTGCTAAACCATTATATTTTCTAGATTATATCTCTGCCAAATCACTTGATAGTAACGTAAGTGATATTGTGTACGGAGTCAATACCGGTTGTGCTATGGCTGGAATGGAATTGATAGGTGGAGAAACTGCAGAGCATTATAGACAAAATGATTATGATGTTGCTGGATTCTGTACTGGTATTGTAGAAAAGCATGATATTGTTGATGGTAGTAACATCAGAGAAGGTGATGTAGTCATTGGTATTGAGAGTAGTGGACTTCATAGTAATGGATATACTCTTATTAATGATATGCTGTCTAGAGATTTAATCTCATATGAGGAGATGCCAGAACTGCTGAGACCAACCACCATCTATGCCCGTCTAATCCAGTACCTGTTGGATGAAGTTCCTATCCTAGGCATGGCACATATTACAGGTGGAGGACTGCCTGAGAACCTTCCTAGGTGCCTTCCAAAGGGTCTGACTGTTGACGTGGACTATGGTGTATGGGATGTCCCAGAAATGTTTGAGACTATTCAACTTGCTGGTAACATCTCTGACGATGAGATGCGAAACGTATTTAATATGGGTATTGGATTCTGTCTGATCGTACCGGCAGAAGTAGTGGAACATACACAATGTCTTATCGCAGATACTCCATTCGGTATGAGATCTTGGATTATTGGAAATGTTCGAGAACAATAACATATTTCTGCTGCTGTTGATACAAAAGTGTATCATAGTGATACACTAATTTCTAAATATTTACGTACTTACAGAGGACGACTTATGAACTTTACGGCCGCCACTCTCACTGTTGGAATGTTTATGACTATTTTTATCGGTGGTCCCATCTCTAGCATACTACCCTAATGGTCCACCCACAAACTTATATCTAACCACACCATAAATAAAACTGAATATCGTCGCCGCTGAGGGGTAACTGGCAAAATCCAGTTGACACCCCTCTTTTTTCTTGGTAAAATATATGAAAACAATGCTCTATGGGTAAAAAAACATTTAAGAATAAAAAGAACGATGAATGGGTGTTTGATGAAACTCCTGAAGTTCGTGCTGCTATTGCAAAACTGCACGAAGATATTCGTCAACGTAAACTCAAAGAACAAGACGACAAATTTGGATACGATACTAGTGGAAAATGACTATTAAATTTATTGTTTTAAAATCTGGAGAGCAACTTATCTCCGATATTAAAGAAATGGCTGTCGGGGAAGAAGATGATCAAAAAGTTGTTGGTTACTTTCTTCACAGACCATGTATTGTTAAGATGAAAAATCCTGGAGTAATTGATCAGGAAAAAAGCAAAACTAAAGCAGGGTTTGAAGTAACTTTGATTCCTTGGCTTTCTTTAACACAAGATGAAGTTATTCCTATTCCCTCAGATTGGTTGGTGACTCTAGTAGAACCAGTTCCCCAACTTGCACAAATGTACACCGAAGATGTTTTAAATTATGGAAAAGACAATCAAAGCGATTCTGCTGACAAACAACCAGATTCTGATCAGTCAGATTGATGAGGTTGCCGCTTCAGTGCCTGGAGAACCAGATTGTAAACTGACCAATCCTTTTCTTCTAGTAGAAGGTGGTATGTTAGAATCTTGGATGATGGATGCAACCAGAGAAGATGTCTTTATGATTAGTTCTGATAAGATTATCACTATCGTAGATCCGACTCCAACTCTAATCGAAAAGTATGAGGACCTGACTAAGTAATGGCACTATCTAAACAAACTCTTGATCATCTGTGTGATGCAGAATCTCATATTCGTGCTGCAATCAAATCTGCTGCAGTGAATGAGAAACCCATGGTTGTCAAACAACTTGCGGACTTGCTTCATGGACTTGAGCAATGTAAAAAGTTTGACGAAATTATGGACATGCTTGATAATAGAGAACCTGGATCTAATGGTATGTTTGGTTCCTTTTTTAATGACGACGACGAATGAAGTTTTACACTAATGTTCAATTAATTGGTAATCAATTCCTCGTTCGTGGAGTTGAGAATGGTAGAAGGTATGAGTTTAGGGATGAGTTTTTCCCTACTCTATTTGTGAAAAGTAAGAAAGATACTAAGTATAGAACATTAAGTGGAGAACCTGTAGAGAAGATTCATCCTGGCACAGTTCGTGAGTGCAGGGATTTCTATAAGAAGTATGATGATGTGCAGGGATTTGCCATTTATGGTAATGACCGATACATCTATCAATATATTTCGGAGAAGTATCCTCAAGATGAAATCAAGTTTGACATTAGTCAGATCAAACTTGTAACTATTGATATTGAGACTGCATCTGAAAGGGGATTCCCTGATGTAGAGTCTGCATCAGAAGAGATCCTTGCTATTACTATTCAGGATTATAATACAAAGAAGATTACCACTTGGGGTGTAAAACCTTTCTTCAATAAACAGGAGAATGTTACTTATTATCACTGTCCAACAGAGCAAGAACTACTAAGTCACTTCATCAATTTTTGGATGATGGATGTTCCTGATGTTGTGACTGGATGGAATATTCAGTTGTATGATATTCCATACATCTGTAAGCGCCTTAATAGAGTGCTTGGAGAGAAACTGATGAAGCGTTTTTCTAATTGGGGTCTTGTCACTGAAGGGGAGGTTTATATTCAAGGTAGAAAACAAACAACTTTTGATGTTGGTGGGTTGACCCAACTTGACTATCTTGACTTATATAAGAAGTTTACATATAAAGCACAAGAATCATATCGCCTTGACTACATAGCTGAAGTTGAGTTGGGTCAAAAGAAACTTGATCATTCTGAGTTTGAGACTTTTAAAGATTTTTATACTCATGGGTGGCAGAAGTATATTGAATATAATATTGTTGACGTAGAACTTGTTGACCGACTGGAAGACAAGATGAAGTTGATTGAACTTGCATTGACTATGGCATATGACGCCAAGGTGAATTATGCAGATGTGTTCTATCAGGTTCGCATGTGGGATAACATAATCTATAATTATCTGAAAAAGAGGGATATTGTTATTCCTCCAAAAATTCGTTCTGATAAAAACGAAAAGTATGCAGGTGCATATGTCAAGGAACCGATTCCGGGAAAGTATGATTGGGTTGTTAGTTTTGACCTTAACAGTCTATATCCTCATCTTATTATGCAGTACAACATCTCTCCAGAGACCTTACTTGATGAGAGACATCCAACAGCAACAGTTGATAAAATACTTGATGAAGAGATAAACTTTGAGTTGTATAAAGATAATGCAGTCTGTGCCAATGGTGCAATGTACCGCAAAGATGTTCGTGGGTTCCTACCAGAACTCATGGACAAGATGTATAATGAACGTGTAATCTTTAAGAAGCGAATGCTTCAGGCAAAGCAACAGTATGAAAAAACTCCAACTAAAACACTGGAGAAAGAGATTGCGCGGTGCAACAATATCCAGATGGCTAAGAAGATTTCACTCAACTCTGCTTATGGTGCTATCGGTAATCAGTATTTTAGGTACTATAAACTGGCCAATGCGGAGGCGATTACGCTTTCTGGTCAAGTCTCTATCCGTTGGATTGAGAGTAAGATGAAC